GTGAAAGAGAAAGTAATGACTCTTTTGCTGACTTTAAACTTTAACGGAGAAACTATATGGATATGTTAAATACAGCAAAAGCATGGTTAATGGACCGATGGGCAGAACGTACGTCTTGGGACGGCGGTGTCATTGTCGGATTATCATTAGCATACCTACTACTAGGTGGCTTAGTTGACATAGTAGCTTGGGTAGCCCTTGCTTACGGTGTATACACTTTTATAGCAAAAGAAGTATAACACTCCTTTATTATTGACAATATCATGGGGGAGCTTTTGCTCCCCTTTTCTTTCCCTTAATTTAACCGCCCTCTAAACAGTGATTGTTGTGAAATTATTTTCAACTTTTTTCCCAAAAATCGTTTACATTTGCAAAAAAGTATGTTATAATATACATATTAGATAATTAAATAAGGAGTAAAAAATGTCAAACATAGTAAATGATTCAATCCTAGAAAGAATTGCTGAGGATGTCGAAGCAATGTCTACTGGGGCAATATTAATAGAATTACTTGGCGGTTCAAAACCAGGCCTTTGTGATTCATTCGATGAAAGAGTTGCTTTCACTGATAGAGATAAAGTGATTGCAGACCTTATCGAAAAAAGATTTGAGGAGGAGTGCAGATAATGGAAAATATTTTAACAGTAACGTGCTTAGCTACAAACATACCACTAGATATTGAATTAGATTTAGTTGAGTTAGCTTGGGCTAAGGATAACAATCCAAAAACTATTAACGAATCTTGGTACAAACTTTGTGAATCAGTACAAGCAAGACTTG